AGCGAAGAGGGCCGTACAGTTAGCAGGTGGCGCGGGGGGGCCCGCCACCATTCTCCGCGAAAACCTATTTCAGTGTTGTCCAATGCTGCCAACTCCACGTGGTTGGCCTCGGGTTCCGCATGCTTTCAATTAAAGCTGCCAACCTTGCCAACACGTGCCCTTCACTCATGTCATGCTTGCTAGCTACTGCCCTGAGGCATAGTGAGGGGCTGTACCAAGCCATTGGCTTTATCGGCCAACCTTTTTCTTCAACCAGCTGTTGCACTTCAGGGATATCACCCAACCACATTGCGTAAGACATTGCCCTAGCTGTCAGGTTTTCAGGGCTGGCTTCAGACACCCCATTCGTGACTTCGTACCGCCGTGTCAGGCGCATGTAGTCAGGCCCTATTTCCGCAGTCCCTTCTGGTGTGAAGTAAGCTATCATCTGGCAAAACGTGCCGTAATGCTCACTGGAGTGTGGCGTCATGTGCATGTTGTAGTACTCTGCCGCCTTCTTCTTGTAACCCCTTAAGTCCAACACTGTATCCACCACCATCAAATTGTCGTCGCCCAGCACCAAGACTATCTTGATATGCTCTCGGTTCTTTATCATCATGTCAGCGTGGATGATAAGGTTGGTTATTACGTTTTTGATCGCAGTGGCGCTGCTGCCTGTCATCATACGGGCGTCCAGGTGGCCAGACATGTTGACCCCATCAAACCGCCATTTGACCGAGCCGTGTTTCCAGAGTTGCAGTGCTTCAGTTGACATGCCGAGCAAGTCGTATATCAGGTACTCAATTTCTGACAACTCATGAGTGACCTGCCGGTCCTGCTTGCTGGCATCACTTTCAAAGAACCTGTTGCCGCCTGTGACCGTTCTCAACCTTGCAGAGAGGTCAGCAGGTGTGTACCCATCCGTGTAAAGGACATGGTCGGCTAGCATGCTTTTGAACCTTTTCTTAATTTCAATAAAAATTGGGCTGAATATGGCTGCGTAACCATACCGCTGCCAAACGATAATGCGAACTTTTTGTTGCTGTGGGGCGTTTATTGGGTCTTCCTTCAATAACGATTCCAATTTGGCGTGCACCTTCCATGCGTTTATGGGGTTGTGAGTTATTCCCTCATCCAGTATCTCCATGAGATCATCGGTTACTTTGACCCCGTCAGGGCGCTCATTTATCCATCGCTTGGTGGCTTGAGGGTCATAACCCACGGGTGTGGATTTCATCTTCTTTGACGATTCTTCCCAGCCCGGCTTGAACCACGCTTCTGCAAATCTCTTCAACTCTGCCTTGGGGTCCAATTTGTGCTTAATCAGGTGCTCGACCGTTCCGTGCCTCGTGCTCACGGCGTTGAACACTGAGTGCACCACCTTGGTAAACACGGGCCTGGACCACACAGGGTACCTTGTCATCACAGTTTTGGACGTGGTGCCCAACTGCCCTGGCTTTTCTCTTGATTTTATTACTAAATCGTCCCTGGGCGCAATGCGCTCAACCCAGTCAGACAGGTCACCAATCTCAAACATGTTAATTGCCTCCACTGTCACTTCATCTATTTGCGGGTCCACAGCATCTAGCAAGTTAGTGTTTTGAGGTGTGGCTGGTATGAACGGTATAAAGGGTTTTGCCCCAGGGTTGATGAACCCACTCTCAAAATCATAATAGTCCACATCCTGCATATGAGCCATGGCTAGGGCGCGTATTGGCTGTAGCCTCCTGTTGGCCACGTCGAAATATTCGTGTATCACCCTTTCATTATGCTCCCTGGTATGTATGGCGTGCGGTAGTCGTGGTCTCCGTTCTATGATTGTTTTCAATGATTGGTTGCCTATGTTGAACAGCCTTTCCCCTTTGTCGTCATTGATTATTATGTACAAGCTCTTCACCCCCCGCCATTGACTCGGCACACAATCGGGGTGCCAGACCAGTAGAAGCTTCCCTACGCACAGCCCCCTGTTCTCGAACATTTGCGCTCTCACTTCCTCATTTCTGGCTGTCCAATGTCCTTGGGTCCAAGATTCCCAGTTTGTGATGGCTGGCACTTTTACCAGATCATCACTATCGGCGAACAAATCCGGGTTGTGCGTTTTCAACCACGTTTTGCCTCCACCGGACGCCAGATATATGATGCCTGCTGGCCTCTCCCTGACGACGCTGACTGCCCACGGGTCCTGCATCCTGGTTTGCTTGTGCTCGGAGAAAAATGTGGCTCCTTCGGCATGGTCGGCCGACTTGTTGTCTTGTGGTGCTGAAGCCATCACATCGATGTCAGGCAACCTCTCCCCAGATTGTGAAAACGTGTAACCTTCCACCAGCGTCGGCCCACCCTTAGTTGAACCAAAGTTCATGATGGATTTCTCGTGGTGGCACACATACTGGCCCTGGCTTAGGCCCAATTCCGTCACTGCGTCATTGCCTATCACTTCCCGTATTTTTGTGTAACTATACGTTTGGCCGTCGGCCAGCCTCCTGATAAGTTTACCCTCTTTCGATTTTGGGAATCTGTGTAATAGCCACATTACAAGATTGGTGCATTGCCTATCATCCAGTGACTTGGTGCTATATTCATCTCCCCTAGTAGACCAAGCGGTGTTCGTCATTCCCCGTAACGCTTTAACTGTGGTTTTTCTGTCCAGTGAATTGCACTCGAAGCAAACTGTTTCTGCCCCAGCCTTTATTGACAGCCTTATGGCTAATTGGTCGCCGCGCATGCGTTCCATCCACTGCCTGCTCACTCCAGGTGGTATTATCACATTTTCGGCAGGCATGGTGTACAAGTAGCCCCTGAGATCGAACATGTGGTGGCCCCTGTTATCGTAGTCCCAAACGTATAGCTTCCTGGTGGGCCCAGGCGCCAAGGCTAGTGCTCCATGGTCTGGCTGGTAATGCGCCCTGCATGCATGCGTCAGAGCTCTATCCACAGGCTCGCCCACCACTTGGCTGACCGGCCTTTGGGTGTCAACGAACCCGGTGCCGCCGTCAATGATCAGGCTGCATGGTTTGTTACCTGCCACGCCGGTGTAAATGTTGCAGTAACCAGTTGCGCCCACGGGCAAGCTGAACCCAGGTCTGAGTTCCCCATCCATAATGAAATAAAGCCTATACGGCAACAATTTTTCCATGGTTATGTAGCCATCATCTGTAGGTTTGATTTCTAGGTGCACCAATGGCTTGTTGACTCTGTTACGCACTGCCCACAGGTTTTTGCCCTTCGACGAGGCCCTGATGGCCTTCGCCTTGCTGGCATTAAGATTGAGGCCCTCCATCACTATCGCAGGTGTGTCAGTCCTGTTCAACAGATAATTGAGCAATGGTTGGTAAGGGGTATGCGTGTGCTCGGTGCACACCCCCTGCTTAATGAAGCTGGCATAATACGCCACGCCCCCACCATTACCGCAATAAGCTATCGGCAGTGCACTAGGTCTCTTGTGAAACACTGGTTCTGCGTTGACCCTGTTCCCAGCGATTTCGGCCACACTGCAATGGCCAAGTTGTAGTAGTAAATAGATGGTCTTCCAGCCTGTGACAAATGTGGTGAGCGTGCAAACTCCCTCACCATTGATGACACCAATGTTTCTTTTGTTGTTGTATGCCCCGATTACTATGTCCCCCAAAGTGTGTCGTGGTTTTCTGTCCAGATGTAGGCCGAGGTGGTTGAAGCACAAAGAACAACACTCATCTGAGAAAGGGGGGTCGTAGGTGACCCGGTATGACGTCCAGAACTGCTCTTCACCACTATTGTCACCCAACTCCAATGCGTTGCCCTCTTCCTCTTCCTCTGTCACCTCGAATTTGACCATCGTTGCTGGTTTTGGCCGGATCTTGGTCTTGTCCCCTTGCAGTTTTGCCACCATGTAACTCCATATGCTGGCATTGTCTGAGTTTGTGTAAGGTGGCACTGCCGCCGATCTTGCACGTAGTAGCCCTTTACGCATTTTCAACAAGTCAGCATTGAAACTGCCGTACATGGAATACTTCACGCCGGGAGGGTTGGCGTTGGCATATATAAGCATGGAGTCCTTGTCGAACAACCCCCATTCCAGGTACTCCACGGGGGTTTCAACACCGTTTAATGGCTCCAACGCTTCCCACATGAGGTCATAGGCGCTCACGTTTCCCAGCCTTTGGGCCCTGGTGTAATTCCCTCTGTTATCAGTGGTGTTGGCTACTGTTACCTCCCCCAGCTCTTCACTCATGACTGTTAACTCTTCAGGCTCCCCTAATTCTGATGGTGGTGCGACTGATTCATTGCTACCACTCACTAGGTGGGCCGCTGGTTGGTTATGATTTTTGTTGTTAAACAGCATCAGGAACGCAACAGCATCTTCATGTCTGTGATCCACGTCGACAAATGGGCTCGGGTCATACTCACTGAAATCAAGTGGTTCGGCACGTGGCCAGCAACGGCTGACCAACCTGTTCAATTTGTTCAATGGCATGGCCATTTCACTACAAGCAACAACACAATCGTAGAACATTGTTAATACGGCGTCAAGATGGGGTGGCTGTGGCCCAATGCTTTGCACCATAACCGCAGTTGCTTTTTCAGTCACAGTGGGCACTCCCCCCTTAAACTCGTCGACGAACGCTTGTCGCCAATCAGGTGGTATCATTTCTGCCAGGTCCACCACCCAAGACAAGTCGTATTTTCCCCCGCGGGAATTGCGGCACCTCTTTATCCAATTGTTGGCTCGCCGCAGTTCAGCGGCCTCGAATTCCGCATTGTTCTCGTACTGCACGTATTTGGGATGGTGGTAAGCCAATGGGTAAACGCTCTCACTTATGGTGCCGTCGTCCACCTCTTTTAATAGCATGGCAGTTGTGTTCTCATATTGTTGTGCCACTTTTCTTGCAGCTGTGGCTAACTTATGCTTCCCTGCAGCCACCCTGTCTGCTTTCTTCTTAAGTCGCCTGGGGTTTTTCGCAATGGGTGTGCCGGTCTGACGCTGGACGTACGCATGGTACATTTCCACTAATGCTTCTTTTGGTGTTGAATCCCCATCGCACACCCAAGCGCCTGATGGCACATTCTCTAAGCTGTCAATGAGTTGAATCGCCCCGTTGGGCCACCCAATCCTCACGTTGCCGGTGCTATTCCAGTGTGAAAAAGGCGTGTAATTTTTGTTAGCTTCATCAATCAACGTTCTCAGCCATTGACAGTCGGGTATTCCCCACAAGTCCCCGTAGCTAAAATACTTGACTTTTCCTTGACTGTTTACCGCATCAACTACGGCAGTCAGTGCAGTGGCTTTTCCCTTGAAACTTTCCAAGTCGACTTTTACCCGTTTATTGCGGGCCACCGTCGTGCTAACGGGGTCTGGTGCATCTGCCAGCCTTTCCACTCGACTTGGGACCCGGCCACCGGAGGCTAGCCCACTGGACCCGGATGACTCCAGTGCTCTCAATGCAACCAGTTTTAATGTAGACCTTAACCGTCTTACCCTGTCAAGCGGTCGATTGCCTCTCTCACCAAGGTCTCCATCCCTAGGGCTCACGGGGTCTGACCCAGCAAGCCCAAACTCATCACCCACTAACGTCTTCAGCTCTAGCATCTCAAGGGGGTTGTACTGCCCGTCACTCTCCATCTGACGCACAATGTTGGCCACAATTGGCAACGTCTCTTCAGATATACTATTCAAAAGATGGATGAAGCAGCTATTGCCACTAAGGGGGTGGTCACAGTTTTGCACTAGCTGGATCGTCTGATGGTCCACGCAAGGTATCAACAGTGGCAATGCCAGCTTGTTTGAAGGCGTTACTGCTAGTAGGCAGTTGATGAAGTGGCTAACATGCCAAGGCAATGTGGCCCATCCATCTGGAAGGGCTTGAGGCGCGAATGCTTCTCCATCTTCTGAGGTTGCACTGGTGTGAGTGGCATTGATGTCGTCACTGGGTGGCATTTGTTCGTCTGACTCTGACTGTTCATCACTGTTACCAGTTAGCGATTGCAACAGCTCCAACCTGGTGACAGCTTTGCTTGACCATAAGCCGGAGCAACAAATATCTATGATTGCTGGCGCAAATGACACAGTTTCACCTGCCCTTAGTACTAGTGCCGTAAGCCTGTTGTTCTCATATGCTTCCACGGCTGCCATCAGGTCATTACCGGCGCCATCTAACACTCTGGCCATGGCCATTAGGGCGTCGACAAGTTGACGCTCCTCACCTGCAATCTCCTGTGCGGTCATGGTCGCATGCAGCTCAGACCAAGCTATGAGATAAAGATTCCCCAATGTGGTGTTGACCCCCAGTGCGTCCAATTCGTTGTGCTCCCTCAACATCACATTGAGCAGTCGGTTGTTATGCATACTGTGTGATGCCAAGACCAACAACTCAGTTGTGTTATTTGAATCAGTAGCACTGAGTGTGCCTTCATCCGTGAAGTCCAACTCCAGCTGCAACATCTCCAAATTGCTACGTGGGGTTGGTGGCGTTGACACAGGCAAAGCAGCTGTCACGCCGTCCCTCCACGAGACCATTTTGTTGTTCTTCATCGCACTGCCTTCCGTTGTGGGTCGTTGCTCGCCGTCGTTCTCTTCCTCACCAATGTCACTAACTGGCAGTGTGTGTGGTCGCTGTAATGAAATTCTCTGTAATGCTGCAATGGCAATGTGACAAGGCCACGACCATGACGCAGGTTGCCAGTCACAGCCGCCAAACCTGCTTATCATCACCGTTCCACCCTGATTCTTAGGACTCAACACTGGATCAACCACCCTGCCCCGGCAGCTAGCCTCAGGGAAGGTAGCCACGGTCAGTCTTGCCGTTCTTGACCCGTCACGACCGTCAACGAACCCGTCGTACGTGCCGTGTGTCAACAAAAAGGTCCCGCGCATGTTGTTTGCATCTGCATGCTCTTGCGTGGCCAGGTCATCGTCGTTCACCTCGAATAATACTTCCCCGTCCACATGCATCCTTAACCGCACTACTCTGTTCATTAACGCCATGCCGCGTGCATGCCCAATTGCGCTAGCATCACTGCATGCGTTAGTGATTCTTGACATGTCTTGTGATGTTGCCTGCAACAATGTTGTGCCTTCTGGGTGATTGCTACCCAATGACATGAATGGCCTGCCGAGCTTGGCAATAATTAGGGCCGCTATTTTGTGACTGCTTTGCAACTTGGTGCGCACTGTGGGGTTGCACCACGCCCAGCAGGCAAGGGCCCCGTCACGCACCTGAACGAGTGAGATGATTAATGCCTTAATGGCTTCCACCCCATCATGGTCGCGCAGGGGGTGGAATTTTTTCCCAATCCGCACTGACCGCTGGAAACCGTACATGGCTGATCGGATCTTTGAAGCCACCCAATTGTTATTTATGTGGAAGCTGTCTACCAGCTCATCAACCGCGGTGTCATTAGTTTGCCCGATGAACTCTGATATGTTGTCATCGTGGTCACCAGAGGAAATGGATTGAATCAGTTGTACGGCGGGGTCCACGGTGTCGTTGCCAGGCTCAGTGCTAGCTACAACCGCCTGCATCGTCTGCACAGCCAACATAAAACACATAGCCAATTCCGGGCTGACACGAATGGCTCTAATATTCCCAGGGTGGATGTATTTGCCTTGGCTAAGGTACTCATCAAGGATGGCCTCAGCTGCCTTCGTGGGGTCCAGTAGCCAATTGGTACCATGGTACATTTCTGCACGCACTGGGTCATAAGGGTCAGTGCACACGACGTTGAACGCTTCAATCATACCTTTTTCCGCTACGGAGTTAATTACGTCGTTGATTACGGACCTCCAGGTGACTGCCGACACATAGCTTGCTGCTTGGCTTAAAGACAGTGCCCTAAGTAGTGCCATCACAGTGAGGCCAACTCGTATCTGCGCTTTATCTTCTGCAGTGCCCAGCAGCTGCAACCTCCCTTCAAGGTCTGGCATGGTGCTCACTAGTGACGCGAATGTCGCGATAGTCATCGTGTCCCGCCCTTCTATGGCACTGGTGACCTCCCGCAAGGTTAAGGTGAAGAGGCCTTCCAATGATAGGCTGCCGTTTGGCCCTATTTCAGGCACCAACGCGATTGATGGTGGTTCGCCAGGGAGGCGCGCCGCTGAGGCAGCCACCAGCTTGGCTGCACCATAAAAGAAGTCCAAAGGGTCCGTCACAAGCCTGCCGATTCTCATTTCCGCACACGTCCTGAGGCTAGATGAGCCCCCTGAATGGCGGGCCTCCCGCCTTTGCTCTACTTCACTCATGATGGCCTCTATCTCAGTTAGGCCGGTTAAATTGGACTTAGGCGGCGGTGGGACTGCCAGTGCCCCAGCCCTTTGATCGAAACGTGCAGGACCTTCAGTCCCAGAAACCCTCTCATCATCAGACGGTTGCTGTTCAGCTGAGGAGTATCTGGCAGCTAATGCCTGTATTCTGCCCGCTTGGTCAGTTTGTGCATCATGGTACTCTGTATCATCCTCGCTGTCACTATCACCATCATCACTGTTTCCGGTGTCTGGGTCGTCGTCATCATCTGGTTGCCCGTCGTCTTTTTGGCCTGACCGATGCGTCCAAAACGTGCCTTCCGGATGGAATAATCCACCCATAACCACTTCACCATCCGACAACTGATAGGAAGGAACGTTAGGTAACAATGTAACCCAGTTGGCTCTGGCTTCATCGATATAAAGGGCTTCTGAGGTTGCCAGGAAGTAGCTACAACCCAACTCACTGGAATGCACTGATCTGATCATGCACATAACTTTCACCAAGTGGGGCAAGTCGATGGGGCTAGCAGCATACTTCCCTCGTCGTGGGTGAATGGCCCCACTTTTGATGAAAGTGATCCAGCTAGAGTCCACTGCAGATTTGGGGATGATGCCAACTAGCCCAGGTTGGTTATTATTTCTCCAACGTGCTATTGCCGCATTTGGTTGTTGGCCCAACGCCATGGTGGTGGCTCCGAAGTTCATGAGTGTTAGTGACAGCCTGAACCATTCTTCTTCACTTCGTTCACAGTGAATGCTGATATGGCTGGTCGCGTCTTTCATTGTTGGGTTGATCCTCACCACCAATTGCCCATCAGCGTACTGTTTCGGTGTGGATCTATCATTGATCAAAATCAGCACGACCTGGGCCCCAATTCTCGCCCTTGCTCTAAAGACTTCATCCTGGGTGCGCATCAGTTTTGCCTCGATTGTTTCCTTATATTCTGATGACATCAACGAGCCCACCCTCTTAACATGGCCGGCAGCGTTGGGCTCATCCTGGCACGCCATATCCCACAGTGTGGTCAACTCGTCTTTGACGTCGTTGCTGCCGTCGTTGTAAGGCGGGTAGTTTTCAGGGTATGTTTCGGAAAGCGTTTGCATGGTTTTGGCCACGAGTTGACCCATAACTTTTTCTGGCCTGCTCGCTGAGGTCTTCTTGATTAATTCGTGTCTATGCATCTCTGCATATTTATTGATCCCAAGCTCCTCCAGTTTTTGCAGCGTAGCCCAATGGAACCATTGGCTGTGGTCCAATTGGTCACCAAACTCCGGCACTATCACGAAGGGAATGTCAGCGTCAATGCAACTCTGACATGTGCCAACACCACCTGCATGTATCATCAAATTGACAGCGCCAGGGTTACTAAAGTCAAGTGCGTGCTGTACACTATGTGCGTCTGACATGGTTGGGTCGTAGAGGGAGTAGGTTAAGCCCATGCGGCTCAACACCGACTCAGTTATTTGTGCGCTGCCTTTCAAGTACAGGAACACCTCAGTTTTGCAACCACCCTTTTTCATAGTTGTGTCACTATGCCAGCCATAGTAAGGTTTTCCATGTCTGCTGCAGCACCATTCAGGCAATATCTCATACAAGACCTGTTGGTTCACCCATTCAAGGAATTTGCCGATCACCCCCTGATCGTCTGCTCTGAACCATGACCGGCACATGAGAGTGTTCAATGGATAACCAACTGAGTTAGCCCCCACGCCGGGTTTCCCCAGCACGCCTATCATGTTGGTTGGCGTCATTGCCATGCCGCTAACCCTAATTAGTATTCCACCGGAGAGATAACACTTGTACATCGACGGCACGTCAAATGCACTACAAATAACAAGCCCGTGCTTCTCACCCTCGTGTTCCTTCAGGTGGCGGCTCACACTTGCGATGTTGCGTGCCCATGCGTTAGCCGCAGTCTCTAAGTTGCTTCCAGCCGTTGCGTCCTTAACTAGGTCGCGGTCGGTTAATGTGGCTTGCACCCTCAGTGTAACATAGGGTGCTAAGGCATTTGCCACTTCCATCACTGCCATTCTATCATTGGCAGTGCCGCTGGGGAAGCAAACTGCCAGCCCACCACTAGGAGTCCTGTAATCATGGTCGATGGTCACGGTCCTGCCAATTGCCAAACCACCGCCCCCGACGTTCTGTGGGGTGTTGTGTAGTGCCATGACATCTTCAGCATGGGTTATGGGGTCAAGTGTACGTGTACTGATCTCCCTCATAGCACCATTATGGTGTCTCGTGAAAGTGACTTGGTTTTCTGTTCTGCTGACACTACTGTCCAGCATGTAACCAAGCAGTTCATTGGCTTGGGCACCCCGGTTTGTCAGCAAGTCCGCATACTTAGCTGCAATGGTGGCAACTTCTGTGATGGACAGGTCCAGGTTGAGACTCTTGATGGCGTCCGCCAACAGGCCTTTAGCGAAGTCCCCAGCACGGTCGACTAACACATTAATAGTGGTGTTGCCGCTCAACCCTGTGGTGGGTGCAAGATTGGCTGCGTCTTTAATGAGTTGCAAGAACGGCGCATCGTGAATATACACCGCCAATGCCCACATTATGGCCTGCTTTATCCAAGACTTATCCCTCTTGAAGACACCCGTCGCGCTGTAATAGCTGGTGTACCGCAACGTTCTCAAATACTGCAACATGTCGCCCCATGAGGTACCAGGCCTAGAGGCCCTGAGTGTAAGCAACCTATTAATCTTCTTTGGCACAGGCACCACTTCGCTGGTGAAAATGCCCCTTTCGCCAGCCCTGAATGCTGTGATGTTGAGTATTGGTACTCTGTAGGTCACAAAGTTGGATTTGACCTGGTCATAACTATTGCTATGATACCGAGGTAAGGTGCAAGCGGCCTTGGTAAGTACTACACGCACCAATGAATGGAAAAACAGTTCCCCCTTGATGGCCACGTGGCATGTGTAGCCCGCACAGCTGTAAACTCCGCCCACTCTCAGCCACTGTATCCACTCTGACCTGATTGCGTAGTCCACTTGCGACCCAAGATAGCTGATGACAGTGAGATCATCATTCCAGTTGGCAACATCTGAAGGGATGTACTGTTTTGGGATCAGCCCAAATATGACTGTGCTCTCGCCAGTCGCATAGGTGCTAAGTTCTGTCAGTGGTAATCCAGCAAGCTGCAACCCCAAATTAACGATTTGTGCCGTGTTCCTATACGTAGAGTTAAACATTGGCTTTAAATTGTGCTGAAGTAGAGCATTCAACATTTTCCCCCTGTCAGTCTCTAACCCTTTATTGCCTAGCACTTTGATCATGTCAGTTATCATGGATCTCACCATCGGCAACTGTGTGAAGTACCAATCTTTCTTGTTAATTTCTGTTGGTGGTTGGCAGTTCCAAGTCCAGCGACCTGCCAGCCCTAGGTTGCCTGGGTGCGCAGTCACACTGGTTACCCTGGACTGGCCCACGGTGTAATGGACGTAAGTATCGTGGAGCTGCTCAATGCCAGCGTCGACACCATTAGAAAGCAAAGGCTTGTTGTGTCCTGCAAGCCTTAATGCAGCTGACAGAGTGGGGTCGTGGGCATCAACGGCGTTCATCAACAATTGAGGCACGTACTGCGTTGTAGCGAGTCCACCATGTCTCATGTTTTCCACCTGTGACGCTTTATCCCTGACATATTGCCATACCTTGGTGGTCTCTGACCTATGTATATCCATACTGAGCTTAAGGCCATGTATGGTGTCGTGGTTGGCACCAAAGCTTTTGAGGGCCTCGTAAGCCTTAGCTACCAACGGCAAGTGACCTTTACACCTTGCCAACTCTGCAGTGTGTGCTGCCTGCACCAATATGTTGAGACTCGGCAAGTAATGCACGGTAATTGTGCTCCCATCAAGATTGTAATACACAACCACCCCAGCATCTGACATGGCTGAGCAGTACGCTGCCAATTGGGGTGAGCCGCCGTTGATAATTACATCCCAGTTCTTGGCGAAATAGAAAACGTCATCTCCATTCTGATTCTTAGCATCCTGTATGGTGTAGTCACACTCCATATGTGTGGCCAGGTGGCGGCTGGTCATATTCCAATCTAGCTTCCTGCAAATAGCGGTGAGTTCATCGAGTATACCTAATGAATCGTCAACCATGCCGCCCATAATCATCGCTGTGGTGCTGGCCCCCTTGGTTTGGTTTTTTCCAATCAGATACTCAAAGCAACCCCAGGAGAAGTTATACACGCGCTCTGCAACTACCCATGACTCTTCTTCCCGATTGCCCAAAGTATGTGAAGCTTCAACGACAAATATGCTTTCACATAATGCTCTGGCCTCCTTTAACATTTTTGGCTCCTTCATAGTTGCGAACGGTGTGCCTTGATCAATGTGCTTCGTGGTGATGACGAAACCGAAGTGTGCAGCTGCTAGGCAACCGGCTGCTGTGGGCGCGATGTAAACGTCCCTGTACCAAAAGTTCTCATACTGCGCACCAATCTTCAGCAGGGGTACCTCATTAGTGTCAGTGAGTAACAACCCGGCACATGCAGTACATCCTTTAACGGCGGTGCCTTTATATGTAACACCACCAACCTTGAGGGTGAAAAGACTGCCCCGCACTACATGTGACAACACGGCTAATGTCCTAATGATGCGGATCGTCGTGCTGCTGACGTAGCAACGTTTTTTGTCGTGCTGGTGGTTGCACTGGCAGTTCTTGCCATTAGCAGACAAGGGCGCGCCAATCCTACCCCCAGTTAGAGGTGGCCTGCCCGAAACGCTGGCCACACCCCTGACATACGGCACTCCAAGCGTGTCGAGGTCCTCTATTATTGCGGTCCATGTTACCTGCTCATTCGTCAAGGGGTTGGTAACAGTTTGCTGCAAGGGGTACACACGTGCTAACGCCCTGGCAAACAGATCCATTGACCTGATCACTTCCGCCTCCAGTCCCACCGGTGCGAACGATCCTATCGCAAGCTTGCTCAAGTAGTGCTGCGGATTCTTTGAAATGTCAGCGAAGCATTTTCCGATTATGTGCATGGCCCAACGGGCCGTCCCCGGCATCAAGTTAGGGCTAATCTGGTCCACCACTTCTGGGTCGTCGTCTGCGTTCAAAGCATGCACCCTTGTGGTTGCGCCGGTGCCGCCAGAGGATGCGGGGATATGCTCTTCCTCCTCGGCAACGGGCACTTGAGGGGGGTCCTGTGCCGCAACGCCAGTTTCTGGTGAAACGGTTATTTGCGGAATAGTCTCGGTACCCAGCTGAAGCCTGAAGCCGGTTAAGGAATTGTTAATTATCCTTTCCAAGTCCTCGGCGGAAGGGCATTTGCCCACGGCCATGTAAGCAACCTTGTACCTTATTACTAGCATTCTGCCTAGCGTAGCGTCCCATTCTAGGATAGCACGAAGCACTTTGCCTTTCACCCAGCCCCTGTTCTTGTCAATCTTAACTGCAAACTGAACACGTTCTGTATTGGCTATTCTTTCAACTACAAGGTCTACATCAGGGTTGATAGTACTGAGTTCAGACTTGAGCCGTTCAACTGCACCCCTCTCATCAAGGGTGCGTTCATACGGGGTGGTGCCCTGGCCTGTGGGTTCGTGTGCGCTGCTCAATTCATCAGCCATAGTCTCAAGTGTCCTAATGTACACCAATAGGTTTGCAACTGTTTGACCTTCGTCAGTCGGCCACTCAGTGTTGTATTCTGGCTCTTCTTCGAGGTCGAACCTATCATCGGTGAATGTGAACTTGTACGTGCCAACTTGAGTGCGACAGATCCCCGTGGATTTTCCGTCCACATCTGAGTGTGATACCTCAAGCACATTGGCACCCGTGCTGATTAGCACGTCAGACATGAATGACACTAAGCTCTCACCACATGGCCCAATGTTCATGTCACGCACAAGTGCAAGGTTTTTAAACAATGGTTGCTCAGCCACGGATTGCAGCACCTCACTAAGAATGTCAACCGCCGGCCCTGACCCTGTCTTTTCTAACATTAAAATTTTGCTGCTAATTAAAGCAGTGGCACTACCCAGGTGGTCAGACACTTTGACAGTGTAACGATTTCTCCCTCCTTGTTGATAGTCAATGGTGACCTTGTTCCTTCGTGTTGCAGCTGTGTGAGTTATCTCATCGTGGATTTGTGTGGCCACTGTTACGAACCACTTGGAATGCCCTGCACCTGTGGACGAGAAATCATTGATAGTTTGTGAGAATGGTCTCCTAGCCAGGTTCAACAATTCCGCTACACTGTCCAGCACCCCTGTGCCGGACGCCATGGGGAATTGACCACGTGGGCTGGTGTTCATGATCCTGTCCCTCAGGCTGGAACCTGCGGAATGGCAGCCAACGCTGCACCAATACAAGAAATCGCTAGTGCGGCCCGCCGCACTATAACAGTAACTGGTCTTAAGGTGAATGCCTGCATCCAGTGTTGTGGCACCCATCTGCCAGACAGCCACGCGTTTAAATTCACTGCCCTGAGCGGAATGCACCTTGAGCACTTTACCCTTGTAGTTGGACTGTTTAATCGCGCGCGTAACGGCCGACAAGTGCTGTGAATAGAACACGTAAATGCACTCAACATGCATTGATTCACATCTTGTCAGGAACATGCTGATGTCCGCCGTTTGCTGCCATTCCAACACCACCTCCCCATCCCGGTCGTGGCCATATTTGAGTTTAGGCACAATGTCACGCATCTCGTAACCTACAGCCTTAGGGATTCTGTAGGTGGTGAGGTTGAGGCTCTTTGTTTTGGCCAGCGACATCACACTGTAATGGGTCCTGTGCCCGCTGACGGAATGCATGTCAATTATTCCCACTTGCTCGGGGTCACCGTACAGTACTAATTTTTTCACCTTGTCTGTCAGCAGCAATGCAAGGTCTGTCACACTGAGACCGCTTGCCTCATCAACCACCAATGTGCTGGTTTGACATTTTTCAAGAGAAAGCCGCTCAACTGAAATTACATTTTTCCCTGATATTTTAGACCTTAGTCCATCCAGTGCGCCGCTAGTCATGGCAGTCACAGTTGTGTCCTCGTCATACTCTGATGCAATTGTGGTGGACTTGCCAGAGCCGGGCACACCGTACCTGGCCTCTGCACCCATTACAATGCCCTGCACAAAGTCGTCTGATACCTGGCAACGGCTCACTGCCATCAACCGTCTGATGGCAGATCCGCTGTTAACTTTAGGGATGAAGGTATCACGCTTTGTGTGGTCGTCAAGCAACTTAACGTACACGACAGTGCCGCCACCTTTGCTCATCATGGTGGCAATGACCATGCGTGGCTGTGGCACCCTACCACCAAAGTGGACCATGTCAAACTTCTTTATCTTCATTTCATTAGGTACAGTGAAGTAGCTGAGCCCCCCTCTCTTATCATGGGACACCAGAGGCTTGATGAATGTGCCTACACTGCCGACATGAGGGGTTGTCAGTGCATTGCACAATTCAGCGAGAGTTAGCATCCACTCCGCCCTTAGGCGCTCCTTGATGGAGAATGCCCCAGTGGACCGGGTACTCACGTCCTCCGTGAAGAACTTTGCGTCGCCGCGTAAACAGGCTCTAACAGCGTTGTCCATTTCTGTTGGCACATCTATGCTGAACCCAGTGTCTTTGACCTTGCTTGTCTGTACACTGACGTTTGAGATCACTCCGTCCCTAAACATTATAGCAGTTGAGCTGCTATTGGCGTTGGCCCTAACATTGTTCCACCAATTCAACACAGGGTCGTACATGGCCAACCGTTCGTCCACAGTGAGGTCATCAAATGAGGGCAATTGCTGACCAATAATGTCGGCCAGGTCGCCCTGACTCAAATCACAGTTGGGCCAGGGGAACCCTGCATGCAATCCCAGCTGGACTCCTTCAGCGGGTACGCAGTGGTAGTTTCCACTGCCGATTTCATGTATGAAGATGGTTGGCGTCGGCCCTGAGTGGCCGTACGGGTGGTAGCAGAATGCCTCCTGCTCTCTATGCAGTACAAGTATGGGCCGCTGATACCTCTGAGCTATCAACATGACGTCCACGGCAGACAGCATGCCGTCCTTGTTCGTTGTAGACTCCATTTCCATGATGCTTGGGGGGTTTTGCCAAACCACACGCAAGGAATGCATAACGCACTTCTTGTCTTGATAGTTCTGCATTACGCCCATATTACGTACGCGAACTCTATCTGAAGGGAAGGTTATCATGCCCGCACCTGTCGCGTACAGTATCGTGGTGTACTGGGGTGCTGGTGTTCGTTGTAGGTCGTCAAATGCCGCTTCAGAGCCCTCAGTGATGCACTGGCTAACAAACGGCCCAACAAGATCAATCAGTTTAGAAACGGTGCTCAGATCCGGGCCGGAAAAGACTGCCTCGCCCCTGTCCTCTGGCTGTGCTTGGGCTGGCTCCGTTGTTGGTGCCTTGACGGCAGGGGTCGAGGGCGTGACTTGCTGGCCAGGGCGAGGGGTGGAAACTACCTCGGCCCAGCTCCTGGGAACTGGCTCTTTGATGGCCACCATCGGTCCGACACGTTTGTCCTCACCAACCTTCTTAGCTTTTTTCCCACCTTCACACCAAGGGCAGTCCCCAACGAACTCAGGATGTTGTAGGTAATTCCAGTTGTGCTTGTGCATGTAGCTATTGCCACAAAGCGCACAAACATGTGTATGCTCCATGCCACCATTGTCGATCGTGACACCGCCCGGCTTGCGGACAGGGATGCCCTGCTTATTGACGCCGTTGACAACTTTTTCCACGGCACCTTTTTCCATATAATTCACCAACGGTGCCAGCATCTCAGCCGCAATAGTATCATAGAGGTTAGGCTCCCGCTCACAATTTTTGCAAGGGTTGCAATCGTCTATAACGTCACAACATTTACACCTGGTCATTCCACTAGTGGCATGGCCGTAAATACAATTGTGTGAGCATTTGTGCGTGTGGTGTTCCATCTTACAACAAGTGCACATGTCTCCATCGGAGGGGCTGCCGCAGTGGTTGCAACTGTCTTCCCCAACATGCCAGCAGCCAGGTGTGTGGCAATCGCAGCCATGCAAGGCTGCACCTGCATCTTGTGTGGAAGCGCAGTCATAGATGTTCAGATGTCTCGTGGTGCCTTTTGCCCTGAACAGCGAGAGCTGGTCCCACACCGGTTCACCATCCAACCCCTTGGTCCGAAGCGTTGTGACATCCAATAAGTTGGCGTACCTCTTGAGCAACTGCCTGACCTCTGGGCTAGCCCTCTTAGCCATACCCTGTAAGGCGGCAGCACCAAACAGTACTAAGTTGGTGCTGACTTGTTCAAAGCTACCCTGGTTGACTTGATTGAGTAGCTCATCAATGCCGCCGTGGACGCGGCGCATATACATCATTGCCAAATAAGCGTGCAACTTAACATCCTCTGCACTGATGTGCATGTTGCCAATGGACTTGTCAGCCATTGAGTATTTGCTGTGGGCTATACCCAGCCCATACTCCACAAGGTTGTCCAACCCAAGCGTGCCAGTGATGTTCCGATCACACAATTGGTTGAATAAATCAGGTTGCAATTTAAGCGGCACCCTCACTATGTTGTAATCGGTCCCAGCATAGCTAAGGAGGGTGTGGCGCTTGATCACTGGCACCATTATTGTCTCAGCGGGACTGCCCACACTTAAGAGCCTCACCTCACGGTAGAGATCTACAGATTGCACAACCCTAATGCCAGCGCGCAGAATGTGGCAACCAGCAGCGTGCATGGTGAAAACACGCCAGACACTCACCCCGGTGTACAAGACGTCAACACTGTGCCAGAACTTGGTGTTGCCGTAGTTGTTTTCATAAGGTGAGGATTCACCTGAAGTTAAAGTGAGTAGTGTCTCTCCGCTAACAACTTGTACACCTTGGTCGAATCCCATGGCCTGTTGTTCAGTGTCGTCAAAATTGAAATGCCTTGTGGTCATGGTATAGTAGAAGGTGGACAGGGACCTCAGGTCAAGGGCTGCAACCACCTCTGCTGGCGGGATATCGTATATACTATCAGTAAAAAGGAGAGGTTTGCCTGAAGCTTGGTGGCAGGTGCACTCACTAAGCATATGCTCACAGGTGTTTGAATCGTTAGGGGATGTGATTTTCCGAACCACATCTTCAATCAAAGTTGTGGGTCGCATGGTCCAGTCCATGGGCCTATTGTGCCTGGGGTTGCCCCCCACATCAATAATGCCCTCCTTGCAACTCTCTTGAATCAACTTGTGCAACACTTTCCGGACCGTGGCGAGTACGCTGTGGGGATTGGGTATTCCAGGCACTTTGGCAAGTGTGACATTTGGGAGGTCTCTTTCCAGGCTGTCAATAGCGGATTGGTCCATGTCATGGGAAACCTTGACGGTTTCGACCATTAACCTCGAGAGGGCCCCACGTATCACTACCAAGTCATGCTCAACTGCATTGTTCCAGTCGGTCGTACCTGGCGTGTATGCACTGGGTCCCACGAGGCCGGTCTTTTGCAACAGAGACATCAGCTGGCTAACGCCAACTTTTGGGCCCCACGGCCCATAAGTTCCATCGAGTATGACAGCCCTTATTCCCAAAACATTCTGGGACCTTTCGTCACCAACGTGAGGTGTGGACCAACGCTCCCGGACGACCCCGATCGGTGCACCAAGAATCTTATTCTTGACCTCCAATGAGTTGATTTGTTGCTCTGCTGCTTGCCATTCCTCTGACAATTGCTCAGCATTGACTAGGGCCATTTCAGTGTCATGGCAATAAGGTTCATACGAAGCCCATAACTCTGGATGCAAGATTGTGTAAAGTTCATGTATGTTGGTGCATAGCACCTCGCCATGCGGTTCCATGATTGCTGACTCAAACTCGGGTGGTTCCTCGTCGCGCCAAGCCTCCAACAGATGAAGTTGGCCGGGGCCGGTTACAGTCAACATGATCCTCATGTGCATGGCCCTGCGTATCCTCAGGTACATGTTAACACCAGCATGTCTGTATTTAACCATGTCTGAGAGGCCCACCAAAACGTCCCATATCTCAGAGATAAGCTCCTTAATCGGCATGCTCCTGTCGAGGTAATACATGTCAATAGGCACGAGCTCATTACGAGGGTAACAAGGGGCACCGCCAAGGTCATCATAATACGGTACTTCGTTGCCATCATCATCATTGAGCCAACCTTTCTGGGGAACGTCATATGTGGTGAGATCGTAAGTTGCAGTGTCGGGCTCCTCGCAAGCGTCTAATATCGCCTTCCAGCAAGTGCCC